CAGAAAAGTCTGAACGATTCCAAAAAGTAGTTGATGTTGCAGGTGGAGCAACAGGTGGCGATGACGGCAGTGATCAAGATGACGGAGCAGGCGAGGAACCAAAAGGAAAAGTTGCAACTGGCAAAATTAACAATGACAATGCAGCTAAAATGATTGCACGATACAATGATCTAATTGTAAAAGGCAAGAAAAAAGGTGAAAGTTGGCAACCAAAAACTTTTGCAGAGCAACTTTTACAGCAACTAAACGAAGAATTATCTGATGAGGAAACTTCGGAACTTCAGAACATGGTACTAGATTTTGGTCAAGCAGTAAAAGATGATAGCCTGCAACCAGAATATAAAAGAGAAATACAAAGAATACTTGACAAATGGGAGCAAGATAAAAAAGACATTGGATTGTTTAAGGACGGAGAGGAACCTAAAGGAGACGAAGCAGAACCTGCTATGGATTACAGCAGTGATGAAGCAATTAAAAAAGCAATTGATGATGTAGAATCTTGGATTGCTAACGAGTTTCCAAAAGAGCTTGAATCCAAACAAGCCAAAGGCTTGTTAAAAGCTACCAATAGAGGTAAGATCAAATCTGCTTCAGCGGCTGCTATTCAAACAGTGCTGATGAGAATTGGTGTGGCAAATAACAACGAAGAATTAAAGAAGATCAAAGCAGATGGATTTTATGGCCCAGCAAGTATTGCAGGTGTTAAACGTGCTCAAGAAATAGCAGGTATTAAAGTAGATGGTGACCCGGGAGCAGATACTGCACGTGAGCTTCTAGCATATTCTAAAGATCCACAAAAAGGTATCGACGATGCAATGAAAGATGATTTTGCAAGAATTGAAGAACTAATTGCAAAAGCAAATGAAGGCGGAGAAACTGAAAAACTTGCACAACAAAATCAAAGCGTAGACTTTAGCATGAGAGCAATGCTTGAAACCCTTTCTAAACTAAATGAAGCACTTACAGCAGATGAATTCAAAGAGCTAAGAGGACTACTAGATAAACACAGAGCTAAAATAACAGATCCGGAAGTTGGACCAGCATATGCACAATATAAAGATATATTTGACAAAGCAGATGCAATAAAAGATCCTGAGACAGCAAAAGGAGATCCTGAGGATGCACCAAAAGGGGATGAAGCTCCACCGCCACCTGAAGAAGTAACCAATCACGAAGAATTAGCGGATGCTTTATATAAAGCAGGTTATAAAATGTTTGGCACAAACGAAGATATGATCTATAGATATTTAGAAAAGATTAAAGACAAAGCAAGCTATGATAAAGTTGCTGGTATATATCAAACAAAATACAAGCGTAAAGACATGACTGCTGATCTACAAGCAGAAATGAGCGGTTCAGAACTTGAACAGTTAAATCAGATCCTAGGTAAACTAGGAGTTGGTCCAAATGCAGGAGGCGGCGAAGGCAAAGTTAATGCTGCAGGAATATTTGCTATTCCAGATGCAAGTCGTGCAGAGCTAAAATTAGACGATCAAAAGCCTAAGTTTGCAAATACAACACTATCAAAAAATGGTAAGGTATTTTACATTTATCATAACAGTTCAGGTAAGGGTAGTGGACCTACAATAAAAGTAGACAGTCCAGAAGGTCAAAAACTTACTAAAATGATTCAGGACGCTGGTGGAAAAATTATTAATCCAGCTGCTGAAAAACCAAAAGGCGATGAAGTACCTAAAACACCACAAGGTATGGATCCTAACAAACTAGCTAATCCTAAACCAGAAGGACCTGGACCATTAGCGAAAAAAGCTCCTACTCAACAACAATTAGACAAACGTGCAAACACTATGGCGTTTCAAAGCAAGGACTACAGTATGAAAAACCCAATAAACGAAGCTGCATCAATGAACATATCAATGAGCGGTGACAATGCAGGCGAAGTAGGCGAACTATTAAAGATTCTTAAAAACGCAGGTATGGAAGGCGCAGCACCAGTTGGTGCAATTGACATGCCTATGGACACACAAGTAAAAGCAATACCAGGCGGAGCAGCCATTGACATAGACAAAGATGGTGCAGACGATATGGAAGTAGGTCCTATGCCATGTGCAACTTGCGGTGGAGACCACGATGCAGACTCACCATGTGGAGGTGGAGAAGGTTGGGATAACTCACCAGACGAAACTGACGGTGAACTAAGTGATATTGTAAAACTATCAGGTGGTCCTAACTCAAACAAAGCACCAGGTGATATTAGAGTTAAAGATCCTTCACCATACGAAGACGTTGAAGAAGATGGTTGGGATAACTCACCAGACGAAGAATACAAAGACGATGACTACATGTATCAGTCAGGTGGTATTCACAAAAAGAAAAAAGCCTACAAAGCTGCACAAGATGGTGACAACGCAATGGCAGTAGAATCTATCAAGGATAGATTGTATGCTGCACTAGCTGATAAAATTTCAAAATAAAAATCAATAGCGTCGAAAGGCGCTATTTTTTTGGTTAAATACTTTCATGAGCAAAAGTTTAGACGGTGTTCTCACCAAAAAAGCAAATCAACGAGAATCGTTTACTGAAGAACAAGTTAACGATCTTGTGCAGTGTATGCACCCTGATACAGGCTATTTGTATTTTGCACAAAAGTTTGCATTTATACAACACCCTGTTAAAGGTAAACTGTTGTTTGATCCCTACACATATCAAGAACGACTGTTAAAAAGTTATCATAATTATAGATTTAACATAAACATGTTACCACGTCAAACAGGTAAGACTACCTGTGCGGCAATATATCTGTTGTGGTATGCAATGTTCAATCCAGATCAAACTGTGCTTATTGCGGCTCACAAATACACAGGTGCACAAGAAATCATGCAACGAGTAAGATATGCATATGAATTGTGTCCTGATCATATCAGAGCTGGTGTTGTAAACTATAACAAAGGTAGTATGGAATTTGAAAATGGCAGTAGAATAGTAAGTGCAACAACAACAGGCAATACAGGACGTGGTATGTCCATATCACTGTTATACTGTGACGAGTTTGCATTTGTTAGTCCTACTATTGCAGATGAATTTTGGACTTCGATATCACCTACACTGGCAACAGGTGGTCGTGCTATTATTACTTCAACACCAAACTCAGACGAAGATACGTTTGCTGTTATTTGGAAAGAAGCAGAAAAGAAATATGATGAACACGGTAATGAACAAGATGTAGGTGTAAATGGATTTCATTCATTTACCTGTCATTGGAGCGAACATCCTGACAGAGATGACAAATGGAAAGCAGAAGAATTAGGCCGTATAGGCGAAGAAAGATTTCGTAGAGAATACGAATGTGAATTTTTAGTATTTGACGAAACACTTATCAACAGTATCAAATTAGCTACTCTTGAAGCACAAGCACCTTTAATGAACATGGGACAAACACGTTGGTTTAAAAAATTACGCAAAGATTGTTCTTACGTTATAGGATTAGATCCAAGCATGGGCACAGGTGGCGATTATGCAGCTATACAAGTTTTTGAATTGCCAAGTTATACTCAGGTCGCAGAATGGAGACACAATACAACTCCTATTACCGGCCAAGTAAGAGTTTTGAAAGATATACTAGATCACATTGCTACAGAAACAGATAATCCTCAAAGCATTTATTGGAGTGTTGAGAACAATGCTATTGGAGAAGCAGCACTTATTGTTATAAATGATTTTGGTGAGGAAAATTTACCAGGGCTATTTGTTAGTGAACCTATGCGCAAGGGACATGTTAGAAAGTTTCGCAAAGGATTTAACACAACACATGGAACAAAGATAAGTGCATGTTCTAGAATGAAGACAATGTTAGAAAATGATAAAATGCAAGTTTTTTCAGCTGCACTTATAAGTGAGCTTAAAGGTTTCGTTGCAACAGGCAGTACATATAAAGCAAAAGTGGGTGAAACTGATGATTTGATAAGTGCATTGCTATTAGTAATTAGAATAATGAGCGTTTTAAAAGATTGGGATCCAAGGGTTTATAATACATTTAAAAGTATGGAAAACGAATCAGATTACGAGCCGCCCATGCCCATCTTCATTAGCACTAACTATTGATAAATACTTATATGAAAAACTTAGACCTAATTGGTGAAGAACTTTTTAATAAAATACGTGGACGTTTTCCTAGTGTAACAATAGGAAACGAAGAAGGCCTAGTCACAAATGTACCTAATGAGGCTAGATTTTTTGACTTTGATTTCAAAGAAGGTGACAAAAATCTAGGTAAAGTAAGTATAAGTGTTGACGAAAAAAGTTTAAACGTGATGTATAGTAATAATTTTATCGAAGGACAAGATAAATTTACTAAAGAAAAATGGTATGGGTTTTTAAAAGAATTGAGATATTTTGCTAAGAAAAGATTATTGAATTTCGATACAAGAAACATTACAAAATCTAATCTTAATAGAAGGGATTATAAATTTCTAGCTAGTAACTCTGGGGAACAAACAATGAGCGAATCAAAAATGTATGGAACAAGTAGAACAAGTTATCAAGATATAGGTAATGCTAGACTAGCATTGAAGCACAACAAACCTGTAAATCAAGAATTAGCCGCAGGAAGAACACAACATATTGAAGCAATTTATATTGAAAGTTCTAACGGTGAAAGATTTAAATATCCTTACCGACACTTAAACGGTGCAAGAGCAATGGCTATGCACGTAAGTGAAGGTGGCAACGCTTATGATGAATTTGGCAAACATATTACAGGATTATCTGAAGAGCTATCAAAACTACGCAAGTTTAAAAATTACATGAATCGCTCAAGTGTAATGGCTGAAAGTCTTGCAGGTTATATGGATGCAGTAAACGAAAGAATCGAAACGGTTAAAAAGACAGTAGAAAATCTTCAAAAACAATCTCGTTACAAAGAAGCATTTGAATCATACGAGCAAACAGTATATGAAGATGTTCCTGAGGAAGTAGCAAGTAATTGGATTGATCAATTAACTATACGCCAGTTCAATGAAGAATTAAAAGATGTATTTCCATATATCTACAGACTAGTAAACGAAAAGACCAAAGCACAAGAACTTGGTCCAGAAGACTTATTAAGTGAAAGAAATGATTTTGCGCATGAAGTTGCTGACAAATTATACCAAAACGGTGTCCGCTACGATTATGAAGATGAAAGAGAAATTATTATGAAAATGGCTAGTTTAGTAAAAGAACTAGGACATGAAAGAGTGATGACAGATAAAGATTTTGTTGCAGATGTTTTGGATAGTTTATCAGACATGGATCATGATGATGACGACTATGATGGACAACCAAGTTCTTATGATGAGTATCAAGACCTATACGGTGGAGATGATAATCCAATGGACTACATGGACTTTGAAAGTTTTGAAAACTGGGCAGACGATGTTGTTGAACAAGGATTAGAAGATGCACCAGTTAAAGAAATGCATGACGATCCAGAATACAAGGGTTGGTTAAAAATTTACACAAAGAATCCTGATGCAGCAGAAACACATCCAAAACATGTAGAATTTTTAAAATATTATCAATCACAAGAAAAAGAAGATGAAGTAGATATCGAAGACAACAAACCTCAAGTTCCTGTGACTGAGTTTGTGCTTTCACTGTTTGACAGAGAAACTGGACAGTTTCCAAAAGGTGAAACAGCAGTTCTTACAGCAGTAGAAAAAGACTATGGCGAAAGATACATTAATGGCGCAAAAGAATTTATCGAAGCAATCAAACACAAGTTTGAAGAACATTCAATGAGACAAGAAGCAAGTGCAGAACACGACGCAGAAATGGATCATATGAGAGAATTAGCTGGTTTGTCCAACTAATTCAAAAAACTAGCAGAAAAAGGTTGACTTCTGCTAAATATTATCGTATAGTATGTAATGTGCTATATGATATTAAGGCACAATGCAATAGGCAATTATAAAGGAGGCATAACTATGGCATCATTAGCTGAAATAAGAGCAAAACTAAAAGAGCAAGAATCACGCACAAGCGGTGGTTCAACAAGCGGCGGCGACAACGCAATTTTCCCATTTTGGAATATGAAAGAAGGCGAGACAAGTGTTCTACGCTTTTTACCTGATGGCGATGAGTCAAACACTTTCTTTTGGAAAGAACGTTTGATGATCAAACTACCATTTGCAGGAGTAAAAGGTGAAACTGATTCACGTCCTGTACAGGTACAGATTCCATGTATGGAAATGTATGGCGAAACATGCGATATCTTAAATGAGGTACGCGGTTGGTTTAAAGATCCAAGTCTTGAAGACATGGGTCGCAAGTATTGGAAGAAACGTTCATACGTATTCCAAGGCTTTGTAACTGATAGCCCACTAGCAGAAGATAGAACTCCGGAGAACCCAATCCGTAGATTTATCATCGGTCCACAAATTTTCCAAATTATCAAAGCGGCATTAATGGATCCAGATATGGAAGAACTACCAACAGATTATACTGCTGGTGTAGACTTCCGTCTTGCAAAAACAACCAAAGGTGGTTATGCAGACTACTCAACATCAAACTGGGCTCGTAGAGAGCGTCCACTTGGTGATGCAGAAATGCAAGCAGTTAACACACATGGGTTGTTTAACTTGAATGACTTCTTACCTAAGAAACCTACTGCTGTAGAAATTAAGGTTATGAAGGAGATGTTTGAAGCATCTGTTGATGGCGAGGCTTATGATGCAGATCGTTTTGGTCAGTATTTCCGTCCAGCAGGAATGGCTGCACGTACTGGTGATCCAAATGTATCATCTACTAACGGTACTGCAACTTCGAGAACACAAGCGCCAGCGGCAACTCCAGCACCAGCTGTAGAAACTGCACCAGCACCAGCTGTAGAAACTGCACCAGCGGCTGAAGCGGCTCCAGCAGATGGCGGTGACGGTAAGGCACAAGATATTCTTGCAATGATCCGTTCAAGACAAAACAACTAATAGCACAGGGAGGGAGAAATCCCTCCCATTTATTTGATAAGGAGATACTATGGCTAAATCGTTTGATCCGAGCAAGTTTCGGACACAACTAACAAAATCTATTTCAGGTATGAGTGCAGGATTTAATGATCCCACTGATTGGATTTCAACAGGTAACTATGCACTCAATTATCTTATCTCAGGTGACTTTCACAAAGGTGTTCCTATGGGTAAGGTGACTGTGTTTGCAGGTGAGTCAGGCGCAGGTAAATCATATATCTGTGCAGGTAACATTGTAAAAGCAGCACAGGATCAAGGTATCTTTGTTGTATTAATTGACTCAGAGAATGCACTTGATGAAAGTTGGCTACATGCTCTTAATGTAGATACTTCAGAAGAAAAACTTCTCAAACTAAACATGTCAATGATCGATGACGTTGCTAAGACTATTAGTGTGTTTATGACAGACTACAAAGCAATGGACGAAGAAGATCGTCCTAAGGTACTATTTGTTATTGATAGTTTAGGTATGTTGCTAACACCTACAGACGTTGATCAATTTAACAAAGGTGATATGAAAGGTGATATGGGTCGTAAGCCTAAGGCATTGACTTCACTTGTTCGTAACACAGTTAACATGATTGGTTCGCACAATGTAGGACTTGTATGTACTAACCACACATATGCATCGCAAGATATGTTTGATCCAGATGATAAGATATCAGGTGGTCAAGGATTTATCTATGCAAGTTCAATTGTAGTTGCAATGAAAAAGTTAAAACTAAAAGAAGACGAAGACGGTAACAAAATCAGCGAAGTACGTGGTATACGTGCAGGCTGTAAAGTAATGAAAACACGTTATGCTAAACCGTTTGAAGGTGTACAGGTTAAGATTCCATACGAAACAGGTATGAACCCTTATAGCGGACTTGTAGAACTTTTTGAAAAGAAAGGACTGTTATCTAAAGACGGCAACAGACTAAAATACATCGATTCAAAAGGTGAAGAACACAAAGAATATCGCAAAAACTGGACCGGGGAACTGCTCGATATGGTAATGTCAGATCATGTGAATTTATCAACTGAAAAGGTAAATATCCAAGACGACATAGAAGAACCAATCGAGGAGCCTGTTAATGGATGAATCACAAATTGTTGATATTTGGACAGTGTTTAAGGATAACATTGACAAGAAAAACATTGAAGTTGTTGCAGAACGTTTTGTTGACGTGTGTGCAGACTACGGCGCAGATGATGAGCATTTCAAAAATGCACTCGGCCACTGCAATGATCTTGATGCTGCTATCTACTACTATCTTGACATAGACAATGATGTTACCGAAGACGACGAAGAAGAGGACTGGTAATGGGTTGGTATAGTGAAATATCTCGTGATGTTTCTAAGATCCCTGATGCAGTAGCTCATTTTGAGTCAGAACTTTCCGAAGCTCGTAAGGAAGTAAAACTACACGGCAATGTAGAACGAGCCGCTGCAGAAATGCCAGGCATTGTCGAACACCGCTTCAATCAACTACAAGAAATTGAAGCAATCCTAAACTACTTAAATATAGAACTGCGAAGATTGCGTAGTTCATATTT